TGAAAGTGCTGTCTGATGAACGAATTAAGGTAAAAAAACAGTGTATGCAGCCTTATGAAGCATTTGAGCAGAAGGTAAATGAACTTTCCAAGATCGTGCAGGAACCAATCAGATTGATTGATGAACAGATTAAAGGCTACGAGGACAAGCAGAAAGAGGAAAAAGAGAACAAAATTCACTACATGATTAATGAATCAATCGGCGAAGATTCTCCCTTGGATTGGCTTGAACATAGTCAGATATTCGATTCTAAGTGGCTGAATGTGTCCGTATCCATGAAAGCCATCCAGGATGCTATCAGCACACGGTTGGAACAGATTAAAAATGACCTTGATACGCTTTCCAATTTGCCTGAATTTGGCTTTGAAGCAGCAGAGGTATATAAATCTACCCTTGATGTAAATAAGGCGGTAAATGAAGCACGCAGAATGTCAGAGGTAGCAAAGGCGAAGGCTCAACACGAAGCAGAAATAAAAGCAATGGCAGAGGAGCAGGAAAGACTTGCCGCTGAATTAGAAGCAAAGAAGCAGGCAGAACAGGTTTCAGCACAGACAGGGGAAGCAGTGTTTAATAATGCACCGGATGTATATGCACAGATTCCAAGAGTTGAAAAGCAGTGGATTTCATTCAGTGCATTGCTTACAACCGAGGATGCTCTTGCGTTAAAAGAGTTCTTCAACAGCAGAAACATCGAATTTAAAGCAGTTTAAGAAGTACCAAAAAATATATTAAAAAAAGGAGATTAAAGAAATGGCAGTACAGAACAGTTTAGCACAGAAAAATCAGAAAGTAGGTATCACAGCATACTTACAGAGCGAAAAGGTCTTGATGAATGTAGAACAGGCTCTTGGAAAGGTAAACAAACAGCGGTTTATGACAAGCGTTATTTCTGCGGTAAATAACAATCCGGGATTGCAGGATTGTACCAACGGCTCTATTTTATCTGCAGCACTTTTGGGAGAATCGTTGAAATTATCTCCCTCTCCACAGTTGGGGCAGTATTACATGGTTCCTTTCAACGATAAGAACAAAGGCAAGGTAGCACAGTTCCAATTAGGATATAAAGGCTATATTCAGTTGGCAATCCGTTCCGGTCAGTATAAGAAGTTGAATGTTCTTGCAATCAAAGAGGGGGAACTGATTCGCTTTGACCCTTTGAACGAAGAAATCGAAGTAAAACTGATTGATAATGAAGAAGCGAGGGAACAGGCTGCAACCATTGGCTACTATGCAATGTTCGAATATGTCAACGGATTCCGCAAGGCTATCTATTGGAGCAAGCAGAAGATGGAAGCACACGCTTTGAAGTATTCAATGGGATACCGGGCAAAAAAGGGTTATACATTTTGGGAAAAGGACTTCGATGGAATGGCATATAAGACCATGCTCCGTCAGTTAATCAGCAAGTGGGGAATCATGAGCATTGATATGGTATCGGCCATGGAAGCGGATATGGCGGTTATCAACGAGGACGGAACCCAAACCTATGTTGATGACGATGCGGAAATCATCGATGCAGAGATTATTGAAGCAGAACCGGAAACACCTGCAAATGAAATTCCGCAGGATGCACAGGCGGCATTGTTCGGATAAAAACAGAATCTTTATAAATTAAATAATACCCTGCACCGTATTCATTGCGGTGTAGGGGGAAATGGAGTTGAAATGCAGGATGATATTAAGAAAATAGCCGACCACTACGGCTATGAAGCACAGAGCCGACAGTTGATTGAAGAAATGGCCGAATTAACAATGGCAATATGCAAGTATGCCCGGTTGGATGTTAAAAAGGTTTCCGTATCAGAGTTATTGGATTCTTACGGAAATATCGTTGAAGAGATTGCCGATGTGGAAATAATGCTGTCGCAAATCAAACACCTTATGCAATGTGAAGAGGGTGTTGAGCAGGAAAAGGCACGGAAGATTAAAAGACAGTTGAAAAGAATGGAGAGTGAGTAAATGAAACAAATATGCGGAGAGTGTAAGTTTAATAAACGAGATTTTTCAAAACCGCAAAACAAAGGATATGCAGAATTTTGTTGTGGAAATGAAGATAGCGATTGTTACGGAGTACCTACAATGTATGATGATTCTTGCGATGACTTTGAAGAAAAGGAGTAACTATGGCAGGTATTAGAGAAGATTTCCAATATCCAATAAAAACAGAAATAAATGCAAATTTAAGACCGAATTGGAATACTACATACACTTATGCTTGTAATGGTTGCGGTAAGGAATTAAGCGGTTACGCACAAAAACGAGTTAAAGGTCATGTATGGTGTAATGAGTGCAACAAGAAAAGGCAAAGAAAGTATGTTGCAAACAGTAGGAAAAATTCAGTCTTGGCAGAAATCAAAGACAACCTAGATATTCACGAAATAGACGGTGTCTTGTATTACAAGGTTGAAGATTTATTTAATCTTTTTAAAACAGAAAATTAGAAAGCGAGGAATAGAAGAATGAATAAAGTAATTTTAATGGGAAGATTGGTTGCAGATCCGGAAGTGAGATATTCACAGGGAGATAATCCCATGGCGATTGCAAGATACCGTTTGGCGGTTGATAGGAGATTCAAGAGAGAAGGGGATGAACAGACAGCAGACTTTATCAGCTGCGTGGCCTTTGGTAAGAATGGAGAGTTTGCAGAGAAATACCTGCACAAGGGCATGAAGATTGCTGTTTCCGGAAGAATCCAAACAGGAAGTTATACCAATAAGGACGGACAGAAGGTATATACCACGGATATTGTAGTGGAAGAACACGATTTCTGCGAGGGCAGGGGAACGGCAGACAGTTCCAACGGACAGGCTCCGCAATCATACAATGACGGTTTTATGAACATCCCGGATGGAATTGACGATGAAATTCCCTTCAAATAGGCGGTGGTTCTATGGGGGATTGGTTGCAAAGGAATGGCAGCGGATATGTTGACAGCACGGCATATCAAGCAATTAGAAACATAGAAAGGGAAGAGCAAATGGCTATCAACAGAAAACAAAAGGGTGCGAGATTTGAAAGAGAACTTGCAGGGCGATTCCGTGACTACGGATATGATGAATCAAGAAGGACAGCACAATATTGCGGTAATACCGGGGATGCATCGGATGTAGTCGGTTTGCCTGGGATTCATATAGAAGCCAAGCACCAGGAACAGATGCGGTTATACGATTGGATGGAGCAGGCAAAGAGAGATTCTAAGGGTTCCGGCAATATTCCGGTAGTTTTTCATAAAAAGAACCGGGCAGAAATCCTTGTGACCATGAGATTTGATGATTTTATGAACATCTACAGGGAATATGAAGCAGGAAGGAAGGGAGAAGATGTATGATTTTAGGTTATGTCCTGAATGCCACAAGGATTGCCTTATTGTGAGGGATTCCCGAAAAAAGGGAATGTGTATCAAGCGGAAAAGAGAATGCCTGAATTGCGGTCACATAATACATTCCACGGAAATCACGGATGAATATTTTGGCGAGTTGCAAAAGGCACAGAATATGATGGAAAAACTGAAAAAATTCATGGAAGGAGAAAAAGCATGAGCGAGATTACAAGAGTAATAGATGCGAGAATCACAATTATTGAGAAGATGCCTAAGGAAGATGCGGATATGGTTCTTTCCTACAAAGCAGAAGCAGAAAAGAATGTAACAGAAACTTTGAAAAAGTTATATTCGGCTGACGATGTGCAGGTAGAAATCCATGACTTTGTTATGGAGTGATTTATGGGAATGAGTATTTGTAAAAAAGAAGGTGGGTAGGCATGAGCAACAGTAACAACGGATGGATAAAACTACATAGAAAAATGCAGGACAACCCAATCATTATGAAGGATGCGGATTATCTTGCCGTGTGGGTGTATTTGTTGCTCAATGCCACTCATACGGAATATCCGGCTCTATTTAAGGGTAAAAAAATCATGTTACAACCGGGGCAGCTGATAACCGGGAGAAAGTCCATTTCGGAGAAGTTAGTGATCAGCGAAAGTAAGGTTTCCCGGATACTAGATGCGTTCAAAAGTGAACAACAGATTGAACAACAGACGAGCAACAGAAATCGCCTAATTACAATAAAAAAATGGCATTCTTATCAGATAAGTGAACAACAAAATGAACAGCAGATGAACAACAGATGGACAACAGATGAACAACAGATGGACACAAACAAGAATGTAAAGAATATAAAGAATGGTAAGAATGAAAGAAAAACATACTCGGATGTTCCGGAACTCAATAATGCTATTGTCAAATTTATTAAGTTCAGGGAGAGCATTAAGAAGCCAATGTCAGATGATGCGATTGAACTTATGCTTTCCAAACTTAATGAATTGGCACCGAACACAAAGGAACAGATAGATATTCTCAATGAATCTATCCTGAATGGTTGGCCAGGCATTTATCCCTTGAATAAGGAATCGAATAAGAAACCGAATACGAAAGGCAAAAAAGAGTTTGACCCTTGGATAAACGGACAAATGGCTACGGAATATGAAATCGCAAACAGAGAGTTTCTTGAATCATTGAAACGGCCTGTAATGGTAAATGACAATCCGGAACTGAAAGCGGAAGCGGAAGATCTGAAAAAGATGCTGCAGGAGAAATATTGATATAGAAGGGAGAAAAAATGACTACGGAACAGAAGCGGCTTGTAGAGGATAACCACAACTTAATATATTTTTATCTTAATAGGCACAATATTTCTGTTGACGAATATTACGATGTGGCGGCCATAGGTCTTGTTAAGGCTGCATTGAATTACAACAATTCAAAATCGACATTTTCGACATTCGCCGTTCTTTGCATCGGCAATGAAATAAAAAATGTTTATAAGAAAAATGGTGCCTGCGGAAGTATTCCATATGGACTTGTATTTTCTTACCAGGACAAAGTATCTGACGAAGAAGAGAATATGACATTTGAAAGTATATTGGAAGACAATTCCGACATGGAAGAAGAAATGTTGGTAATGTTGTCGCTTGAAAGGTTCATGAAGCGGCTAGACGAAAGAAGAATTAAGATTGTTAAGTTGTCGCTCCTGGGGTATTCCTCTTCGGAGATATCAAGAATACTAGGTGTCAGCCAACAGCGGATAGGACAGATTAAGAGCATGATGTTAGAAGATTTTAAGGGAAAGTATTTATAGCGAAGGGAGAAAAGATGGAGAGATTGACAGGAAAATATAAAAATAAAAATGGGGCTATTCTTTATGAAAGGAAAGAAGCCACCATTAAAAATCAGCACTTGATTGATAAATTAGGTGCTTACGAAGAAGCCGAGGAACAAGGGTTGCTGTTACGGTTGCCTTGTAAGGTGGGAACACCTGTATATATGGTTGCAGAGGATTGCGGTGGAGACACCTTAGATTGCCGCCGTGGAGAATGTGAAGGTTGTAGTTATCTATATAGTTTTGTTGAAGAAAATGCTTTTGATACATATATGGTAGATGATATTGGCAAAACCGTATTCCTAACCAAAGAAGAAGCAGAGCAGACATTGGCAGAGATGAAAGGTGGTTCAAATGAAGTGTGAGAATTGCGAAGCAATGCAGAATATGAGTTAC